CTGTTGAAACAGTTTTACCCTTTGATTTGCATAGATTTCTAACAGCAGCTACTGTTCTCTCACGACCAGGCTTAAATTTTTCACCACCATCATCTTGCCAGTCTGGATGCTTATGGGCTCTGAGTTTTCTCTTCATTTCTGGAGTGATTTCTGGAGTCTTATCCTCATCTGCTTTTCTATCTTGCTGGCGTTTTTTTGCCTTGTTCATAGAGTGTATTGATTTTTCAAGAAGAATAAATTCTTCATTAAGTAATTCTTCAAATGTCATATTTTAATACCCAAATACTGAACCAATAGATTCAGGAGCTTTTACTATAGTGGCAGAAACCGAAGATTCTTCTTTTTTATCTTCATCTTTTGACACATCTTCAAAGAAGCTGTTAACTTCTGTTTTTAACTTTTCTGGAAGAGATTTAATTTCAGAAACCAAAAAGTTTGTAAGTTCTTTCTTGTCTTCATCAGAAAGCGTTGATGGGCGATCGGGAAAACTATAGCTTAATCCATTTCGAATGTATTTGTTTTCTTCTCCCAAGAAATTAAGAATATCAGTAATGTAACTCTGTATTCTGCTTTGAATTCTTCTTTTCTCTGAATTTTTAGAGATTTTAGTAGAAAGATCATTTGAATTTTCTTTTGGCAAATTTCCTAATATATCTGTTATATTCATAGCTTACCTCTATTTATACTATTAACTTATAAAAATAAAAGCCGCTAATAAAAGCGGCTTTTAAATAAATCATTCTTTTAATTACATATTAAGCAAGATTACTGCTTCCTTAATAGCTGCTACATCTGTAGCTTCATCTTCTACAGCTTCTGTCAAAGAGTTGATGATAGAATCAATCTTTGAAACAAGCTTTTCGTCTGTAGCCTTTTCTTTTGCCTTTTCGAGAGCCTTCTTAATAGCCTCTACATCCTGTTCTGAAGCTTCAGGAGCTGAATCTTCTGTATTTTCTTCACTGTCATCTGCCTTTTCAGCTTCAACGATTGCTCTCTTTTCGCTAAGGCCTACATCTTCACCGATGAAGTCTTCAATTTTTTCTACAATCTCTTTTCTGCTGTCCATAAGCTTTTTGTTGCCGATAAGAGACATGCCAATAAGCTCTTGCAATTCAGATTCGCTGAGTGCTACGATACTGTCGTTTTCAGCAATCAATTCCTCAAGAATGGTAGAATCACCATTCAAACTAACAGCAGCTGCTTCTGCCAAATTCTTCTTGAATTCTGTATTTGTTCTAAGCTTCTTTGCCTTTGTAAAGATTGACTTGTTAAGAATTACGTTATCATCCTCGTCAAGAACTGATACTTTTACAGGACTTTTCCAGTTGAAGTATTTGATTGAACCAGCTGGCTTCTTTTCAAGTCTTTCTGAGTATGCTTTGAAAGTTGCATTTTCTTTGAGTTCACCAATCTCTTCGTTAATGCCACTAAGGGAAGAATAATCAACTATTCCTTCCATGTTCTTGCTTGCCAAAGCTTCTGAAAGTGAACTTTCGAATTCATCAGAAACAGAACCTACAGCACTTTCGTAAGCTTCAGTAAGATTGATGTTTTTGTCATCGAAATAATCACTAATAGCTTCTTTTAATGAAGTGTTGTTTTCTTCAAGTTCTATTTCTTCAAAGTTCTTGAACTCAAATGTTTCACCATCAAATGAATATTCAGCTTCGAAAATCTGACCAGTTGTATGATCTGCTAAAATACATTTATCCTCAAACATTTCCATAAGAACAGCGTTGCAGGACTCATTGATGTATTTTCTAGCAAGCTTTTCTACGTTTTTATTGCTTAACAACAAAGCATTATTAAAATTTCCTATATCCATAGTTTTATCTCCATATTTATATATTTATCTTTTCAAAAACATATTTAATTTTCTTCGCCGATACTTTCCAAAATTCTTATTATTTCTATACTCTTTCTTCTGATTAAAGAAAAATTCTTTTTTGCTATTTCGATTTTATTGATTTTAAATTCTTTTCTAAATTCATTATCTATACTCAGATTTTCAACTATTAAATTTCCACCTTCCACTCTTTTTACTTTAAGTATATCTCCTCTTGTCATGTCTTTATAAATTTCACACAATGGAGCATTTTCCTTGCACATTAGTTTTTTCCACTCCTTGGAACAGGCTAATGGTGGAGTTACTTCTGTACTATTTATTATTATATTTTTTTCTTCTCTTGGAACCGAGCCTAATGGATACAAAGTCTTCTGAGTTTCCAATAAATCTCCTTTTTCTGCTATTGGAAGTTCTTGAGAGAGTCTTTGAAGAATTTTATTAATGGTTTTTTCGTATTGCATATAAACAAAAATAGTGTAGTTTTTTGAACTACACTATTAACTTTAAAACTAAATATTACTTCAGTGTTAGACTAAGGTATGCTTTATCTCTTCGTACAGATAATCGTTTCCTGTTTTAGGACCAGTTCTTTTCTTTGGTTCTTCAAATATTGTATATTCCTTCTTGTCATAATTTAGACCACCAAGTTCGTTCTCATAAATCATACCGATAGCTATGCTATTAGTTCTTGTCTTTTCCTTCTTACCAGTAATAGCTTCAGAAATTTCTTTTATGATATCTGTATATTCTATATCTTCGTCAATTACCTTTTCTTTTGACTGGTTCTTTAGAGATTTATTGTAATCTTCTGCTGCCTTAACAAGTTTAACAAAGTCTTTTTTGTTTTCTATAAGAATATCCTTACCAAATAGCTTAACAAGTTTGTTTGCAAGCTCTTCTGTATTTATTGAAGCTGGTGCTGCCTCCGGTGCTGGTGCAGCTTCTGGTGCTGGTGCGGCACCCGTATCTCCACTGCCCATGTCTCCACCACCTGACATATCCATACCACCTGCTCCAAGCATACCACCAATCTGTGCATTTTCTTGTGCCTGACCAGCTTGCGCTTCCAATTCCTTGAAGAAGATAAGATTGTCTATTTCTTTCTTTGATAGTTTCATGACATACTGCAATATGAATTTCTTAGGGAATAAAGCAGTTCCCATCATAGCCTGTATCAAATTCATTTTATTGGTAGTATATTCAAGGTCCATTATTTCCTTTATATTAGAAGGAGGAGTTAGTTCCAATCTAAAATTCTTCAAGTCTGCCTTCTTTTTCTTTCTAAAGAATAATTCAATAGCAGCAATCTTTGTATATCCTTCGATCATTGAATACTGAATTCTTTCACAGAATCTACTGAACTTAATATCCTGCATTGCAAGCGAGCCACGACCCTGAGAACCACCAGATTGATCTGATGTGAAGCCCAAATATTCAGGTGGAATATTCATAGTCCAAAGGACCTGGTCTCTAAAGTATCTAATATCATCTATATTATTTAATGCAGTTCCGCCTTGTAACGTTGAAACATCAGTTCCAGAACCTTCTCTCATAGGAATAAAGATATCTTGGGTCAATGACAATGCAGAAGCTTGTCTGTTTATATTTCCCCTATCGTCAAGAATTTGGGTAGTTCTGTAGTTGTCTTTAATTCTCTGAACTTGTCTATTGGCTTCTGATTGTGGCAAGTTTCCACAGTCGATCTTGAATACTCTTCTTTCAGGTACTCTTGCAAGCCTATAAATTGTAATACCATCTTCAAGAAGTTGCAATCTTCTAAAGGCCTTTACACCAGCTTTAAGCAATGAACCTCCATATGGATGGAAATCTTTGTCTATAAGTCTAAAGTGTATAATCTGCCAAGGTTCAAGTTTGTAAATTACTTTATCTTCGTCCTTCTTTTTGGTAGATACATCAGGTGTTCTAAAAAGTACATCTTCTGGATCAGTTGTGTCTGCTGTATATGTATAGAAGGCAAGTTTACCATTCTTTTCGATTCTGTTTACCCTTTCAGGTTCCAAGTATCTTATTCTCACGATCATACTTGGATTTTTATATGAATCTGGAATAATTTCATAGAAGTTATCACCAAGCTTGCAAGTTTCAAAAACATTTGACCAAGCTTCTTTATCTACTCCCAATCTTTGATAGAATAAATCTTCAAGAATTTCCTTTATTTCATCATCATCTGAGTATACTTTTAGTACGTGGCCATCATTATTCTTCTGAGTACAGTCATCAGAGATTATCTGCAATCCCCTATTGATAAAGTTGCTGTCTGCCATTTCTTGGTATGTAGTATAGTATTCCTTTCTGTTTTCTTTGGACTTTTTACCAGTTAAAAGTATATTATTTGACATACCGTATCCATCAAAATTCTCGAATGTATTTGATGTGATATTTTGTAATTCCTTTAATTCGCGGTTATTTACCTCTACTTTAGAGTTATCTGGCAGTTGTTCTACTTTATTTACTCTATCCTGTATTTGAGCAGCTCTTCTAAAATCAACTTCTACTTCTTTACCGTTAATTATCATTAAAATAACTCCTTTTAATGATTAACTTTACTTAGAAATCAGCTCATTAACCATTTAAGAGTCTCAGCAGCATCTTCATCGGCGGGATTTATGCCAGCTTGCTGGTACATTTTTCTTTCCATACTTCTGTAAACATAGTCATTGACCTTTTCTCCTTCTTTTTTTGTGCTTAGGAATTCGTCAGTTAGTTTTGTATTGGAATTATCCTTCATTGTAATGTTATTTCCATTTTCATCTATAAAGAAAGTGTCATCTTCCCCTCTTATTCTTTTAATACCTTCTGAAATATTGAATAATCCAATTGCCATAGCCATGATATTATCATCATGAGCGTTGCCAGCATGGTCAGGTCTGCCACCTTTCCATATCCAATATTTCATTTGATCCAGTAATCTCTCAGAAAAAGGATGGTAATTTTTCCACATTACATCATCATAATAGAAATCTATAAATTTATCAGTAATTAAATCACGCGATTTGGTAGAAGTAATCCAACCAGTCATTACTTCTACTCCCTGTTTTACTTTTTTTTGCTTGAATAAATTTGGATAATTTAAGTTGTAATATAATTCTGAGAAAGTAGCCTCACCAATAGAGTTACATTCTATAACCTCAAAAGCCCAATTATAGTATTCACCTAGTTTATAAGCATAATTTGCAAGGTCTATAGTAGTACATTTGCCAGAATATTCAGCTACTTGTTCATAAGTACTCATATCCAATACTTGCAAACAGCTACTATCATCACTACTACCCTTAGCAACATCACAACTTAATATATATTTATGATCAATTAATGGTTTTTTCCAAATCCACAGTCCTTTTAAAGGACGATCTTCGAGCATGTCTTTTGTTAATGGAACTTTTGTTTCATTATTTACTTTACTGATTATTTCATCAGAGAATACAGTATTACCAGTAACTACGAAGTTCTGTAAGATTTCCTGCATGTACTTTACTTTACCAGCAGTAGACATTTGGTAAGAAAGCCATTCATTGTTTTTCCAATCATTTTTTGCTATAGGATCAAAGAAGGCATAAGCTTCTTTTTTTACTTCTGGGTGATTAAAATAATCTCTATCTATATAAGTTTGAACCTTATCATTGTAACCCTTGTATGGAGTAATTCCAGGATAATCCAAAACTTCCCACCAAGCAACATCATAAAGTCTTGCAAGTCCTTCAGTTCCACCAGCTTCTTGAAGTTGTCTAACCTGATTGTAATACCAATAACCTTCACTGCCCTCAGCAGAACCATTAGGTGTAGAAACAACAAATAATTGTCCACCAGTTCTTGATAAAGAAGGCATAACAGAAGAAACAATACCTTCAATAATAGAATTTGTAAGGTAGAAGGCAGCCTCATCAAGGATAACCATAGTAGGAGAAGTACCACGACCAGCAGATTTAGATCTACTGAAGGCATCTATTTTAGTCTTATTTGAAAAAGCAACGCCTTTGACGTTATTTTTGGTGATTTTTAGCCCAAACCATTCTGGAATATTTTCAAGGTTTGTTTTAATCTTATCCAAAAAATCTTGAGCTGATTTACCGTCTTTTGAAATTACAACAAGCCATTCATTTGGAAATAGCACAGCCTTCCAGAAAAAAATAAGGCTTGTTAATGTAGACATACCACAGTTATGAACAACCAAATTGTTAGCTAAAAAATCATGAGTTTCTGTGGTTATATCATAAACATTTTCTTCTCCATCAAGAATTTCAATTTTTTTTATTTTAGAATTAGAAGAATAATGATTATAAAAGTTTTTGTCTTCTTTTAAAACTTCTATAATTTTTTGATCTTTATTAAAGACTCCTATTTCCTCAATAAATTTTTTAACTTCTGATTTTTTTTGTATTCTAAGTTTCCAAAAACCATTGACATATTCATTTTGTTTTTGAACTTTACAGCATATCCCATATTTTGTTTTAAGAATATACTCTAATTGTTTTAAGAAACAATAATTAGGCGCTCCTATGCCTATTTCATATATGATAGTGTTTG